ATTTTATTCCGTCAGCAGTATTAAAGTTGCTTACAAAAAGAAGACGTGTGTTGTTAGTAAGACCTTTATAGGTTGTTCCCCAGAAAAACTCCGAATCTGAACCAGTCCATCGAGCAGATCCAGGAGTTGGTACGGCAGGTGGAATGGTCGCGGGAAGAGGCCCTAAACATGCCCAGCCCGCAGCATCATATTGATATACAAACTGAGTATCAAATGCATAACAGGGCAAATCAATAATGTTTCCAGTATTATAATTAACAAATCCCATTACAGGTTCTGATGGATAATAGTACACATTAGCATCAGCAGGGCCGTTAATAATGTGTACCCGGCCAGTTGTAGTATTATAGGTTCCAGTAGCACTTCCTGTATGCAACATGCCTGCAGGTACACCTGTAGCATAAACAGTCAGGAACTGTTCGGGAGTAACACCACTTGCATCAATACTAAACGCTTTTCCTAGAGTAGGATATGTGCCCACGGCTCCAGGGATAATCTGATCTAACTCAAAAGTCTTATTATTAATAGTACCGATCTTTAAACGCAACCGACTTGTCATAGGCGAACCGACAACGCCAGGCGGGTTTAAGTACCTTGCCCCGACTCTACGACGAATACGTCCTCTAAAGTTATATGCATTATTAAGTTGAGCGAAAGCTTGGTCTGACACTAACCACGGCAAAACATCTTTTTGCAAACCGTCGGTTAATGGTGCAATTATAAAACGATCCGTGGTTGCCATCTAGTATCCTATGACGGTGAAATATGCTGTTGTTGAGGGAGCTGTGGCATATTTAGTCGCATATGAAAGTATAAACATCGCAAGACCAGTTATACATGAACTATTCAATGGAGCAGCGTTGCCTACAGCAGTAATTTGCGAAGATAACACGGCGGTAAATGTTGGTCCAAAGCCAACATCGTTCAAGTTTATATCACCCTCTGTGCCTACAACTTTATTTATCCCATATTTAACTATGGCACCGCTTGGAAGATAATACCAACCTCCGCCTGTTACCGTGTTAACGACGCCTCCAGGAGGTGTGTAGTCAAATGTGACGCCTGATCTAACGCTTTCAGAAATAGGAACAGAAACACCAACATCACGTTTAAACCATAATTCTTTCAGCCCAGATGTTGCACCAACCTTACAAAAAAGCCCCACATTAGCAGCTGGAATAGTAGGGTCTGCTCCTTGGAATGGGAATTTAATAAGACCTTCATCTGGGTTAGTCATAGTGCCCAGGCCTACAAAGTTTGCATTAATAATTGGCTGCGTATCGCTTATTCGATCTCCGGCTAGCGGTGTATTCGCGGTATATGCCATGGTACTGTCTCCCTAAATGTTTCTATGTCTAAATAAAACTTTAAAAAATGTATCTTTTAACCATTTCAATGTAGCACGCACCACGTTTATTTCGGAATGCATTTGATCTGGAATGCTTTTCCCCTTACTTACACTTAAGTGGAGAGGAGAAATACAACAGCGCGTTTGGCACGTGCGTATAACACGGCGACCTTTAGGTACTTTTCCATTAAAAACAACATATGAAATATGATGAGGTCGATACACTCTGCCATCCCATTCAATAGGTCGTATAGGTATCCAGCAGTTTTCTGGGGTTCTATGCGAATAAAACGCTATAAAACATTTAATCGAACAAACTCCGGCTTGCGCCTTATCTCCTATTGGATTTCTACACGTACTACAATTCATGTCTTATCCTAACGGTCCTTGCCACGTGCCACCACATGTTCCATACGACTGATTACCATCAAGCTGCGATGAATAAATGGTGGCCGCTCGCTGAGTGGTCGCCTGTACAACTGTTTTTCTCAAACATAAAGATTCTTGTGTTTTAAGTTCAGGCATAATCTGCTGAACACTCTCCGTATCCATACGGTCTTCAAAGATCTTCTTGGCGCCGAGGTATGCAATGTATTGCCACCACTGGTCAAGATCTGGATGATCGCCGGCTGCAAGAAGAGCAACAGGTTGACGGTACGCTTCTATGTTTACTGCATAGGCTCCATCAGGAACAGATCTAACCGTAAATACTTTGTTATTAACGACTGCCCCATCAGAATCAATACGTGATTGATTATAATACAAAAGAGCGCTGGGTCTCGCAGCGGTATAAGGCTGCGTTTGAACCGTCACTAGTTCACCGTCTCCAGGAGCGGCTTCAAAGGTTATGCGATATGTCCCATCTATATAGTTAATACCGTCTCCGACCGTAGATGTAGCCGTAGATACGTTATAAAGATTAGACGTAATAATATTACCTGCAGTAGGACCATCTCTATAGGTATACGTATTGCTATTTGAGTCTGCTGCACTAAAGATTACGCTCGACTGAAGGATAGGAATATTGGAAAGAGTACCCGTAAATACTGTTTCAGCTCCATCGCCTGTTCCAATGGTTTCAATAAAGCTATTTTTAGGAAATGCACCATAAAAAACATCTTGGCTTTGGGTGTAAAAAGAACGCACGCCTGCAATATACAACGGTGTGTCTATAGTGACGTACCTATTCTCAAAATCATAGAGCGGATCATTTACATCAAGTGTTGTATCAACACGATAGGTGTCCAGATACTTTTGCGTATACCAGGTTACCGTCGTCCTAAGAGTTCTTACTCGAATGTGCTCAGGAAGATCATAGAGAATCGCCGTATTAATGTAATCATCAATCTGAGCAGTTGTTATCTGATCTTCTGAAGGAGACCTGGTTAGTCTACGAATCTTGGTTTCTATTGCTGTTAATGTTGCTGCCATGACAATCCTTTAGTAAGGCAAAACATTACGTTCTGCTTCGGTTAACATCTCGGCTACTTCGCCTACTGGAACCACTTGGGCTCTTATTTGAATTGTACCAGCAGGGAGAGAAAACATATCAAAACCTGTAGCATCCACTGGCATCGTAAACTCGGTTGCACTAATTACAGTAATTTCACCTTGAAAATCGTTTGCCTGTGTCATTCCATAGTTATGCGGAACTATAAGCTTGACAATAAGACCACTGGTATATAAATGATCTACATCAGTGGTTACCAACATAGGACTACTTTGTGTAATCCACGTTAGATACCTAAATGCAGGCTTAAAAGTTGGTTCTGTATAACTATAGAGTGACATACGACCCCTTAAAGTGGAGTAACTGTTACAATATCTGGCTTATTATCGCCTACATCGCTAAAATCAAGCGGCATAAAGCTAAATCGTTGGACTCTTCTACCAACAACTACGCTTGGCTTGCCGTTTTCGTCATGAGCGTGCTTATGCTCTGGATACGCACAATCATTGTTAATATGTTTGGCCAATGCTCGGGGTACTTCGTACACTTGGCCGTCTTTTAGGAGGTAATTTTGTACTTTATCTTGCTTATAAATTCTAAATGGAAACTCTATGGCCGCCCCCGGTACTTCATGGTTTCTAAAAATACCACGCACAGTTTTTGAATCTTCAAGCCAAAGCTTATACATGCGTTCTTCGTGTAGCTGTTTCTTGCTTTTTACTACTTTTGGAGCTTCTTGAGTCTCTGCTTGTGTTTTCTTTGTTTGTTCTGCCATAAATTCCCTTTTGAATTATAGATTATGGGGGGCGGGTTAGGCCCCCCGACTTAGTTCGAGTTATTCGTTGGTAACTGAGAATGATTTACCGGCTACCCAGTAAATGACTTCTCCATTTTTACCGGCTGGGCTATTTGCGCCAGTAGCCAATGACATACCAATAATTGATATGTTACGTTCTGCATCACCAAGGATGTCTCCGCCATAGGTCAACGCTGCTGCGGTGTCTTCACCGACAGGAACAATTTGAGGCCATGTTACAGGAGCATCTGTTGCCAATGGAACGTTGAACGCAGTGAACGCGCTAGTATCAATATCCACAGTAATTGTACTGGCCGAAACCGCAACAATACTACCATTGAGTCCATTAAGTTCGGTCATTGTACCGAGAGCTACCTGGCCAGGAATACGGAAGCTGACGACTTGTCCAACTGTATATCCATGACTTACAGTCATTGTAACCACTGCTTGAGTTGCTTGTGTAATGTTAGCAATGTAGCGCATGGTTGGATAAAATGATGGATCACGGTTTACAATACGATATGCACCAGCGGTACAGGCTGCACCCGGAGCTTGACTCATCGCGTAACGGACTCTAAAACTTACACCGGCATTAACAGTGTCAATTTCAAAATCAACACCACCGAGCTCTGACTGGCCAGTCATTGTATAAAGGCGAACAACACTGCCTGTAGCAAGGCCGGTAGTAGTACCGGTGTCATAAACAGGTTGCGGCGCGTTAGTTCCAGCAGTAATGACTCGAGATGCGCTTAACACTGGATCTGTCTGATCATTAATAAGTGTAAATCCACCCGAAGCCATTGCGTCTATGAGATTTACAGCGTTTGCAGCATTAGACTTTTTATACTCTATGCCTCTATCTGCGGGCATCCCACGTTGCCAGTAGTACTGTACACCAACAGCTGTTGTCTGATCGGCATCAGCGATTGTCCAGTTAATTACTCGCATCCAATCTACATCGGACCTTATTGCGAGACGCTCAGCGGTGCCATCGGCAGTAAACCTACCTTGTTGAAGAATTGTATTATATGACATTATTTCTCCTTATACCGAGCTGGTACACATTAAATTGCCAACCCAGGAGTCATTCTTGATTCTGCAGACTTGGGCCATCTTCCAACCTACAGAACAGTTTTGAGCCAATGGGCCGCCAACTATTTCTGGTGGTAGATAGATGAATTTCGCAGACGCGCCATCTTGTTTTACACAAGCAGCGGCTTCAAGACCAGCAAAAGTAATTGCATAAACATCTGCACCATTGAGAGAAGACGTTGGAAGAACCGCACCTTCTGTGGAGAGATGGAAACGCAAGTTACGTACCGAGCCCCATTCTGTTCTTAGAACATTCATAGGAGCAGGATACTGAGCAGCAGCAATAAAGCCATCAACTTTTTCAAGGTCAGGCTGTATTTTTGTAGATGCCAATGCTATGTATGCAGCACGAACTGGAGCTGTTCCAAATTTGTCTTCGGCTTCGATATTATCTTGTATGGTCCATGCATTTGCATTAAGCAATGACTGGATTGCTACGTCGATATCATCTGAAGTCAATTCGGTTGGAGAGTCAGCGTTGACACCACCGACGCAGTTAATACGTGCGGCTGATGACAAGAGCATATCTCTCATCAAATTATCTTCGGTCTGACGAAGAGAAACACCAAGACGCTTTGCAGCTGAGTTAAGAACTGAATCTTGGTTATTGAGCTGTACTTGCTCGTTAATGTAAATATATTGCCCGTACCAGCTTACTTTTGCATCAATATCAACACGCTCAAGATCAACTGCAGGAGGCGTTGCGCCAGATGTTCCCAGAGGAACTACAGATGCTGGAAGCGGGTTGTAACGTGAAAAGCGGAGTGTATTACCACCATTTCTTGGAAGTAATGCAGGATCAGCTATGTACTTATAAATAAAGTTTGGCGTAGGTGTAGAAAGTAATTTCAAGCTAAAAGTCTGCTGCACCTGAGGCGGCATACTTGTAGCTGTTACTATATTAGCCATAGATCACCTTAAAGTTAAAAAGTTGTACTTTAAAGTCTGGACGAGTGACCTTTACGTCCGTAGTGTGGGTGAGCGACGTCCCATTACGTTCTTATAGCTTGGATGAACGACTTCCAATTACGTTCTTGATAAGTATAATACCACGCATCAAGTAAACAAATCTATTGTTTAGATTTTCGAAATGTATGATAGGTCTCCGGCTGGATATAATCGTGAATCAGATCTTTCAATTCCTTAAAACAAGACGGACAATACATAAACCCGTCTTTACAGTATCCGGCCCTATCAATGTGTGAATACAAACCTGTTCCACGAAGTGAACAGCAGTCAACCTCTCTGTATATCGGGCTTTTACATTTGTGGCAGATGCCACGCGTCACTCTCACTATCTACTCTTTATGGCGTCATTCATTTCTTTAAGCAACGCTTTCTGCAATTCTGGCGTAAGATCGCCTGCATATGAAGCAGCCCTAGAAAGTGGCGTTCCACCTCTTTGTGGATGTAACGAAGAAAGCGAGCGGGGCTTCTGAGCGTTGAGCTGTGCTTGTTGCTTGTCTCGTTCATACGCATCAACCCCTGGAGCAGGATCAAGCGCTTTAATTAAACGGTATGCAAGCAACCCTTTTGCGTAAAGACTCTTGGCTTCCTGAACGGCTTGAGCACTATCCGGATCACTCATGCGAAGACGTTCTATGTTGTCTGCGGTAACCACAGAATCAATATCGGGGTATTTGGTACGCAGTTTAGATTCTTGTACCTGATCGGCCGCCTGATTGCGTAGTGAGCTAAGCTCACTTTGTAGTTTTTTAACGTGCTTCCATTCCACAAGATCAGAATCAGATAGCTCAGGTTCAGGTTGTGGTTGTGGTTGCTGGGGTTGTTGGGAACGCGCTTCAATTTCTCGAACGTAACGCTTGGTTAATTCAAGTTCGCGTTCTGCCATCTCTTTCTGTGTTCTCATATCCCTAAAGGCACGAGCTGCGGGAGTTTCTGGTTTTTCTTGCTCGGGAGTCTCTTCAACTATTTCTGCTTGGGATTGCTCTGAATCCTTTTGTACAACCTCTTGGGCTTCTTGCTCAGCATGGACAGACATGTCCTGGACAGATGTGTCCTGGACAGGCATGTCCTGAAGAGATTCGTTTTGCGTGTCATCAAACATCTTCTACTCCTGTGTTTTCAACAACTTTAAGTTCAATTTTAGGGGTTGCAGCTGTTTCGCCATTAAGCGTCATGGCTAAGCGTAGCAAGGTTCCATCGTAGAAATCAAGTATATCACTCAAAAGTTCTTTCTCTTCTTCGATAACTTGGAGAGCATGATCTCGATAACTTTTACATGCAGCTTCGTGTGGAAGAGCCCAGAGAAATTCTATTTTATCGTCTTGTTTATCATAACGATAAATTGCTTGATCAAAATCGGGGGTAGGACATGCGCGTGTTCCTGCAAAATAGTTCCTGAATACATTTTTCATGAGCGGTTCTTGCTTGGTGATTACACACACATAAAATCCAGGTTGATCATCAAACATCTTTTTATGTGTATTGACACATCCAAAGAGATTGTCCACGTAATCTTTCATATTCTGTCGCGCAAGTTCAACGGGATCCGTAGTATCTTGCGTCTTGCATGCCGCTTCCCTCGATAGTGCCCCTACAGTCTTTCGACTGTCAGTCTTCCGACTGCTTGTTTTTTTTTCTGTCATTATTACTTAGCCTTCTTTTTCTTATTCATTTTCTTCAAAGTGATGGCCAGATTCGCACGCTTGGCTGTTATTCCCTTACCCTTTGCTGCTTTTTTAAGCTTGGCTACAGGAATGTCCTTGCCTTTTTTCGCACCTAGTGCTTTGCGAAGAGAGCCTTTCTTTTTTGGATTAATAGCTCCCTGAATCCAGTTCTTTTTTGACTTCTTCTTCTTTGCTGCGGCCATGATAATCCTTTAAAAAGCGGGTGAGTGGAACAAAAGGGACTGAAACCACCCACCCTAAAAAACACTAGTAGAGATTTCTACTATTAGCCAAGCGCACCATCGAACGTTTTCGGAATGGGCATTTTAATATCCGCATTCAGAACACCGGCCGTTGAAGGGCGCCGCGGTTTCCGTTTCTTACGTTGACCTAATATTGTTTCAGCAATACGAGTTGCCTTTGTATTAGGTCGTGGTGCTGCTGGCATTAGAATGAACCCTTTGTTTTGCGATGGCGAAGCATTTCTGCATCGTCGTCTTCCTGCTCGTTCACACCAGCAATACCATCGTAAGGTGTACGTTTCACTGTGTAACCAGCTGAATCATAATCCTTTATTTTAACGCCACGTGGGAAAAGACCGTCTTCTGAACTGATCATTTCGTCACGGCTTGAACCAGATCCCTTGCGGAATGATTCTAGCATCCCTGAGAAGTGCTTATCATCGTTGTGATAGCGCTTTTTCATTGCTTTTTTCTTTGCCATGGTAGGCCTTTCTGTAGAAACTGAGGACGAATCCTCAAGGTATTACCTCTAACTACACAGAGGTTTGTGTTTACCCATACGGGCTATTTCTTTTCCACTTTCTTGAGCTTTGTATAATAATCCGGCAACTCATTCAAGTGTGCAAGCACAATCTTAGCTGTTTTTACCGGGTCACCCTTTGTAATATCTACATGCTCATGCTCAACTTTTAAACCTGCCTTAAACTGGGCAAGATTATATTTATTAGGCGTCTTGGTTACTTTTGCCAAGAGTTGGTTGGGGCTAAGCTTCTTTGGCTTTGCTTTTTTAACTACTTTTTTCTTTATAACTTTCTTCACATTGCACCCATAGTTGCTGATTGTACTTGAGTCGGTGATTGTTGCACCGGTGCCCCTCTAGACAGAGACTCACGCAAATTAGGCTGCTGCCCTATAATACCAGAAGGAGGAGAAGACTGGGGCACCGGTGTTTCTTGTGCTTTAACCATATTGGATAAAGCAATTAACTTTTCAACTTGAGCAATATCTACACTCTCAAGCTCTTTTAACGACTTAACTAAATTCAACAAGGCAATATCATCATCTTTAGCCGCTTCGTGCTTGCGCTCTTCAGCAGAGGCAAGGTTTTCAGCAACCCTAGATGTACGTTCGTAATAGAGACCAGTGTCAGCTGCAGCCAATGCTTCTGAACGCGTGGTGCGTGCTTTAATGTCCGCCATAGCAACCTGTTCCTGCATCTGCTGTTGGCGTTGTGCTTGCTGATTTTGCTGCTCAACCGCTTCAATAAGCTCGGTCTTGTTCTGGACAGTAACAGATTCAAGCAAGACTGAATCAGGAATTGCAATCCCAACTTCCTTGAGGTGTAGCAGGGTAGCAAACTGGTTCTGTTTTTGAGTAGTAGTATTAAGACCTTCTTCAACAGCACAATCGTAACGAGAGAAGTTCTTGTTATAGAACTCTTGAGTAGGCTCTTCGCCAAGAATCCTGCGCACTTTGCCAGGAGTAAAGTTCTTCTGTACCAACTGAATCATTAAGCGACCAAGCTGCTTGTAAGAGAAGTCTAGCTTGTCATAAAGCCCTTGAAGCTGTGTAATGCCAGCACCCTGACGAAGCATGGACAGAATTCCAGCTTTATCATCGGTAGCTGATCCAAGTAACTCTTCGTTAACACCAGAGATTTCTGTTACTTCTTTTGCCAAGAGCTGTGACAGTTCAATCATAGACGCAGGAACTTCTGGAGTTGGTAACGGCTGTATAGACTCACCAATAGAAACTTCAGGCTTTAAGGGTATATTTCTACCCTGGCCAGTCTGATAAATGTCTTCCGGATTAATCATGTTATCCGGCTTATAGATCATCGCGTTCGTTACTCTAGACTCCAAAATATCAAGCTCAGTAATCCGACGACGATTATATAAATACTGAGCATCACGCAGCTGGCGTACAACACCTTGCACTCTCCAATTCCAGAAAGGAACCTCTGGGTTGAAATAAGTAAATACAGGAACAAATGGGTAATTATCTAATTCAAATTGATTGTCGTATAAAGCTTTATTGTTAAGCAAGATAGACATGCGAACCGTAGGAATATCTTGTTCAACTACCGTAACTGATGGATAACGCTGCAAGAAGAGCTTTAGCAATTCGTCTTCTTTGCCGGTCCACTCCATCGTTTCGCCATTAATCGTATCAACCAGCAGTTTTTGGCTCCTAAAAGAGCGGTAATAAAACTCATCGTAGGTAAGTTGGTCGGTTTCGTCGAAAGAAAAAGCTTCCGGCATGTACTGAAACTTACCATCGCGAGCACCTTCGCCGCTAGCCATTCCAGCTATGTCTGTAGCATAGTCAGGAAGAAGGGACATAGCAACTTCTTTAGAGACAAAAGATCGGCGCATAATACCATTACAGTCTGAGAGATCTGGTTTACGCGTAAAGGTGTCCATAATAAAAGCATTATATGGAACACTATCAACCTTTATGTCACCATTAATAGGGTCTTTGCGATAGTCCATGTAAGGATGCAATAGGTACATACCGGTAACACATGCACCCTCAAATGCATCTGAAACCGTTTCGCCAATTGACTCTTGCTGGTCTGCCCAGAAGAGAATCTTTGAAAATTGGTCAGCTGTCTTCTGATCTGCATTTTCAATTGGTATAGTCTTAAGTGACTTTCTATTTCTCCGTTGAAAACCAGTTATTGTATTAATAACACGCAGTATACGATTGAACGTATACATATGGGGTCGACCAGGTAAGACTCCATACAGCTCTGTCATCAAGCCTTGCTCGCCAATAAAGAATCGTAAGTCATACGTTGCCTCAGTCCAGTACGACAAGTTCATCGTAATGTTTCTGGTGTAAAACGTATTGGCCCGCTCGTTGGTATCAGACAGCGAAGATGTCGAATAATTGGGTCCCAGATCTTGAATGATTGCCATTAAAAACCTTCCCGAGAGTAGTTTGCAAACTATAATCTATAATAGATTAATACATTGCAGCCAGAAGGTAGAACTTTTCCTATAAACAATAGGAATTTTTCCTGAAAGAAGTAGGAATTTTTCCTATGACAACCATTTCTTATTTCTTATCGCCTTAGGGAATCGGAAATAAGAAATAAGAAAAGCGAGTGCTCCGGGAGTGCTCCGTGAGCAGGTAGGTCTACGTAGGGCTACTAACTTTATAAACAAAAATTGGACCAGCGATTCGCGTCGCTGGTCCAACAAGAAAGTATGTATAATGCATAAAATACACGACTTGATCCTACCACAACCCCAACAACTTAAGCAACTATCAAAGATCTTCGTCGGGTTCGCTATACGAAGAAAAAATAATGCCGACGTCCGGAAGATGCTTGTTTAGGAGTCCTTCAAAACGTTCCATATTAAAGTCAAAATAGAGAACATCCTCGTCAGAAAGGGTATAAAAAGAAATGGATAGTGTTGTGTAACGGATTGGGTCTTTGTTATTTTCAGAGGGACCTTCCTTCACTCTCAAGCTAAGATGCGCTTCTCTAAGAATAGAGTATAAACGGAAATCGTTTACGACGGAGGGCAACTCCTTAAGGAACTGCTTCCACTGTTTAATAACTACACCCTCTTTTTCGTACTCTTCTACCTGGAGAGGGGTAGCAATTTTAGTCTTAAAGAATTCTTCAGGGCATATTTTTTCTTTGATCCATATCACTATAAGCCCATCTCCTCCAACATTGCAAGACTTACACCAACAAACACCCTTCTTACTGTTAACACTTAACGTGTTGCTTTCCTTACAAAAAGGGCAAGGATTGTTTTCCGTGATGTAACCTTCACCGTCGCAACTCTCAGGAATATCTATATCGCAATACTTTTTAAGTACTGAAACGATAGAATTCTCTTCCTTCCAGCGCTTCGTATAGCGATTAAATGAGTCGCCCTCAATAGGTTCCGGGGCCATGACAGGTTGCATGTCATCTGGAAGATAACTATATTTACGTGTCGTCGTGAATATTATAGGCATATCTAGAACCCTTCTCTTTTATTTATCTATCTCAAAGCTCATCTCAGGATAATGTGCTTTAAAAATAGGCTCCCATAAAGGACGCTTGCTCTCAAATATATCGTAAATGCTACCTTTTTGTGACTCTAAGCTGCTTGTTCTAATCCTAAACAAAATGGTTAACGGACTACACACCAATGAGACTGGTTGTAACCATTCTATTATTTCATTTAACTCAGGATCATTTAGCTTTTTAACGTCTTCGCGAAACAAGGGGAAACGTTTTTCTGCAATCTTAAACGTGTCCACCGCGTCTTGTAGACAAGAATTGCCCTGTTCTTTACAGTTTAAAACTTTATTTTCCATCTTTAGAATCCTCCAAAAATAAGTACTTTACGTCGCTGCCGCTCTGTCGAAGTAATCTTTTTTACTAGATTTGCGATCCATCGGTTTTTTGCGCGGTTTTCTAGTTGCCCAAGTTGTTTCTAGCTCAGCCGCAGACAAAAAATCTGACGTTACACTTCTCCAATTGATGGATCTCGCGATACCATATTCATGCAGAAAATCCGTAACAACCACATTGTCTTCATCACTCTTAATCATATCTTCTAATCGTTTGCTGCCCATGCCCAACTTGTAAAGATAATACTTGTCTTCACTACATACAAATTGAATAGTATTTAATAAGCCAAACGTTGCATCGCTAACCTTTCCACGAAGCTCTTCGATGTTATCAAATGCTTTTTTTAACTCCACTGCTACACAATCAAGCTTATACGTAAACGTTACCCATAAGTATTTATCGCCCGGAGTGACATGCACATGTGAGGGAGCACTAAAAAGACTACCGAATCTACTTTGCATCTTACATATAAACTTATCGTTTACGCGTTCGCAAAGCTCGTCGATTTGCTTATCAGAAAGGTCATCTACAACATACCTTGAAATATATGTTTGAGAAATAAGTTCCATCTCTAGAATCCTCCAAAATTAGTCCCACTCCAATGATCTTGCAACGGTCTAGGAAGATTACTCTGCTGACCATAAAGTGCTCTCTGCTTGGATTCTTCCAGTTGTTCTTTGGACAATCCGTCCTGTGTCTTAGCAAGAGAGAGGCACAAATAGCGCATAGCATCTGCGTAGTGTGAAGAAAAGTCATGAAGTGGTCTGTCTTTGTATACTTGTCTGCGTGAATCATATTCCTGTCTATAAGATTCTAAACAATGTAGGAGTTGTTTGCAAGAGACTTCGTCAATCCAGACCTTAGATCCAAGCGCCGAGCGAACCGATTCTATACCATCTACAATGGCGATATTATCAGCAACTGTAAACAGAACTCCAAGCTGTCTAGCTTTCTCAAAGCGAGTATTACCACTGGATATCTCGTGATGACGAATGTCGTGCGGAGCAATATGAACCCCATAAAGATAAGGCTTGGTTCTTAGATGCGTAATGTAGTGTTCGAGGCCCTGTTTATTGTTTTGATAGCAGTCGATTATGTGGACGTTAGGACCAACATTCTGGAAGAAGATAATAGACGTCGAATCTGAGTAACCCAAATCCCATGCAGTGTGCACTTTGTGTGATGGATCCCAACTCACAGTGCCAAT